TATTGAAAGAGTTAGTAAGTAAAGTGAAGGAATTAGAGAAGGCCGTATACGACAAGGACAACCTATTGATGAAATCAGGTTATGTCGTAGTTGATACTCCATCGCCAAGCATGGCTGCTAATGGTATTCCCATAGGAGAGAACATATCCAAGATGTCTTGGGATGACATACACAAGATGGTGGAGAACGTAAGGTGATTATATGATACCGGAGAAAGTGACTATTAAAGAGAGAGCAAGAGAGATGGTAGCGAAGGCAAAGGAGACACTAGACCACTATCAGCATCTAGGTCAAGGAGAGGATGTCACTGGTGATGAGGTCAAGGTGAAAAGACCCACAGAGAATCCTAAAGAAGAGAAAGTAGAGAATCCTGATGCTGGCGAAGTAGTAGAAGGGTAAGACATGACCACTTCAGGAGTTGCGTTTGAAAAAGACGCAGCGTTTACGAAGCGAGTTCTTGATGTCTTTGAGAAGATACGCTTCTCTTATCTCTCTGCACTGGAAGACCCAAAGGAATACAGGAAGGAGTGGAAGAAGGCAGTAAATAGTGTAAGGAAAACATTTGATGATTTGAATGACTTCACCCGCGAGATGAAGAAGTTCGTTGATGACAAGTATCTCTTTGACAATGAAGTAGAGAATCCGAAAAGCATACAGGCAAAGAAACTCTATGACGATATCAAGAGGATGAGATTCTCATCGAGAAAGATAAGTGACCCTTTCAGTGAGCAACTCGGAGACAATGTTCTCGATGAGTTATTGGAAGATGAAAGCATGATGATTGCCTTCCTTCACTACGCAATAAGAAGCGAATCCCTGCCGATAAAGGAAAAAGCATGGAAGAGTCAAGGATTAAAGCCGGATAAAATAACATCAGGGTACAAAGGCTTGGACCTGCAAGCAGACGATATCGCACTGTACATAATGGAACATTATGGTGACGGTAAAGACACAGAGAGAGTAGAGGATAAGGTAGAAGCAGCGATGAAGAAACTAGAGAAACTCTACTTCGAGGACCATACAGAGGAAGAATGGAAGAATTTAGTTGCCCTAGATAACAAACTGAAAAAATCAGAGAAAGAGAAATCAGAGGTTGATTTCTATATTCCAAACAAACCCATGTACAGGATATTTGAGATAGACGATATGAAATACATCAAGGGTCTTTCCGGTGAATTTGTGGTGCAGGAAAAATATGATGGAATGAGGATTCAGATACACAAGAAGGGCAGTAACATCAAAATATTCTCATTCAATAAAAAAGACATAACTGACAAGTGCAAGAAACAAGTCAATGAGATGAAGAAGAGACATTTCGGTGATTGTACGCTAGATGCTGAACTAGTTGGCTTCAAAGGAGAAGAAGATGTACATCGCGCTGATGTCGTCACTCATATATTCAAAAAGGAAGTTCCAGAGTTAGAACTCAAAGCACATGTCTTCGATATAATGTATCATGAGGATAGGATAGTAGCAGAAGAGCCTCTCAGAGAAAGAATAAACATTCTGTTCTATCAATACTCACAACACTCATCTGAGAGCATAGCATTTCCCTCTAAGAAAGATACGAGGATAGCGGATTCCGTTGAAGAGGTAGATAAATATTCTAAGGACATAATGGAACTACCGGCATCTGAGGGAGTGGTAATCAAGGATATAGAATCAACCTACTATGTCGGAATACAGAAGAATCCCAAGTGGATTAAATGGAAAAAGTTTGTTGACTTGGATGTGGTTGTCCTAGATAAGAAGAAGACAAACAGCAATCTCTTCTCATATTCTTTAGGCATAGGACCAGTCACAGCAGAACAAGCAAGAGAAAACAAGACCGTCGATATGGATGATGTTGCATATGTTCCTGTAGGTAGGGCATTGAATACTAAGGAATCTGTGGATGTGGGTTCAATAGTTAGAGTAAAGGTAGACGAGGTAAGAAGAAATGGTAAAGGATACTCGTTGTATTCTGCCAAGGTAATAGAAATACCTGAAGTGAATGAGTCAGACAAATTACAGACATTAGAGATATTGGCTGATGAGAGCAAGAAGTCTCTCATAGAGGAATCGAAGAACTACTCCGTAAGGATGGAGGGACTGAAGAAAGCCATAGTCACCGATGGAATACACGGTGATGCAGAAATAATACTCAAATCAGATTTAGATGGCTTTCAAGTGTATGGCATTGAGGGAGATGACCTGATGGCTAAGAATGCACTGTATGACATAGATATATGGAAAGAAGAACTGACTGAGGTAATTAAGACAATACGCTCAGAATTAAGAATAGGAATATATCAATTCTTGAAGGAAAAGGGAAGACCTACTACATACAAGGACATTCTAGAATACGTTAAGGATAAGCACAAAGAGAAGTTTGAGGGGTATGCTTTTGATGGCGACCAGCAGAAACTCAAGAAGTGGATGATGAGCCAAGAACAATTCGTATATGATAAGATGAAAGATACATTCGAGGAAAATGAAGAGGTCATTGCAAAGGATGCTAGTCAGAAAATGGGAAAGTTTGTTGTCAATAAAAGGGAGGATGACAATCTAGACTTGATTCTCATGTATGATGATATGACTTTTGGTTGGACTATTGACATAGATAATGATGAAGACATATTCAACTTATTCGGAAAATCCAACAAATACCCGGCGGAGATATCCACAAATCTACAGAACGGCTACAAACTGGATGAAGGAGATGTGGAGTTCGGAGTGCAAAGACATGGATACCATGAGTATAGGTTAGATGGTGACAAGTTCAAAACAAGACTACATGCTAGAGTCGTACCAATAGACGGTGAGGATTCTTGGGTTGTATTCACAGGAATAAAACAAGAGATGCTTGATTCGTCAGAAGATGACGGTCTGATTGATATAACTAAAGATAGGAATAAAAAGTTAACACTATCTACTACTGAGTGACGATTCTATTAAATACCATAAATGTAAATAAGCGCAATCGTGCTAGAGCAGCCAGTTAGAATTGTTAGACAAGTTGAGACAGACTTCTCTATTCTAAAGTCAGATAATCTAGTAATAGGTGGGTATGCTTCTATAGAGGTAGTTGACAAGCAGAATGACCTAATAACACTAAAGGCTCTAAATGAGGCTGTACAGAAATTCATGGACGATAAGAAGTTCAGGAATGTTATGTCAAATCACTCTAACGTACAGGTTGGTGAGGTAATAGAGTCTTACAGAGATACTAACGGAACTATTCACAAGACCCAAGTTGATGACGTTGGGTTCTATGTTGTCATAAAATTAAGGGATGATATAGAAAAGGCCAAAGAAATATCAAGGGGAATCCGAAAGGGAACCCTACGTTCCTTCAGTATTGGTGGTCAAGCATTGTCAAAGCAGAAGAGGAACAACGATGAGTTTGGGGAGTATAATGAAATCGACAAACTCGAACTACACGAAGTCACAATTTGTGAGAAGGGTATCAACCCGGAAGCAAAATTTGACGTATTGAAAGAAGACAAAGGTGAAAAAATGACTGAAAAGTTGGAAAAAGCCCTTGCTGAACTCAGTACCCTGATGAAAGAGGTTGATGCCCTTTCAAAAGAGGAAATGGACGAGAAGGCCATGATGGATGAAAAAGCCATGATGGACGAAAAGGCCATGATGGATGAAAAAGCCATGAGTGAGAAAGCAATGGGTGAAGAAAAAGAAAAGACAGAAGAAGAAATGATGGACATGGAAGCGAAAGCAATGGACGACGACACACCACGCGAAATGGGTGACGAAGCAGGTGAGGAAGTTGTTGTTGCAGGGCGACCAGCAAAAACACCAGCAGCACTAGACGGTGTTGCTAAGGGTCTTGATAGCGGTGACTTCACCACTCTTGACCTATCCATCGAGAATGTAGAGAAAGCGTATGAGCAGTTTAAAGCCGAGCAATTGGAAAAACTAGCATACGATTCTCTATCCAAGCAATTCGAGGCTCGATTTGCTGAAGAGATGGATATGAAGAAATCTCTTGCTGAGAAAGCAGAATACGATGCACATGCAGAAGTATCTGCTCTTAAGGAAGAGTTTGCTGAACTACGCAAATCTCTAACAGAGAGAAACGATGCAATCGTTAAGGCAGCAGTGCCTACTCTCCCTGATGAGATAATTAAGTCCGTTGAGAATATCGCTGATTTGTCATGGGATGACATACACAAATTGGCGGGGAACTATTGAGGTGAAAAAGAAATGAGTGGATATATTAAAACAATGAGAGATTTAGAAGGTGCTTCATACGGGCTTACCGGTGCTACCGGTAATGCACTATTGAAGAGTCAGGCTGTAGTGGGTGGTCTTGGTACTGCACACGATGGAGGAACTTCCCTCCTTACCGGATTAACCGGCACAGCAGACCTATACAACGTCCTTTACGGACAGAAAGTTTGGTCGATGCTTAACCAAGAGGTTAATGCATTGTCTATGGTTGCTAAAAGACCATACAACACATCGGGATGGAGGGTTCTAAAGAGCCGACCTCAAGGTGGCAGTGGTTCGTCCTTTAGCG